GGAACCGTATGTTTTGTTATGTGGGATCATCAACCCACTCCTGCCGGAAGCCCACATATTCACTCCAAATATTTGGAGGATACATGAGGTTCAAATCAAACCTATCCTTCAGCAAACTATAACGCTCATAATACTCCTTCCAACATGCAGGAATATTACGAGATATAGCATCACAAACTAAAGGGGTCCTAACAGTCAAGTTGTCAAGATATTGCTCAATAGCAAGTTGATCCTGAACAGAGACGCCGTATTTCTTTTCAACAACGACACGTGAACCAAAACCGACAGGATGGTATGGTACACGGAAACCGTAAATGCTGAGATACTGTCCTCTTTCCCAGTTATTACAAGTTTTTAAAACCCTGGACAATGCCAGTTCATCGGGGATGTCACTAGTTATTCTCATGCCATAATAGGCAAGGGAACTGACAATAGGACAGCCAGGGTATTGATGTGCTAAGGATAGCGATTTTGCTCTCAACAGCATCCTAAGAGTTTCGTCGTTTGCACGGCAATACTCCCTGGTTGTCCACCCAAAAGTAGATAACACTTCCATAGGGTCTGTTAAGATGCTCTTATCATAAGGATCAATTACAATCCCACAAAAAGAGGCCATTCCCAAGTCATCGTACACATCTAACTTAATACGAAGACCTAGTTTCTCAAAATCGCCAGTTACGGGGGGAACTCCGCGCATGGTAAAGAGACCATCGTCTCCTTCAACCACTCCCCTCACTCTAGTACAACCACATTCCTTACAAATGAAGAGCATGAACATTAGGTTTGAAAACCCATTGCCCAGTGAGGTACACATTTCCCCAGACATCCTAGTAGCGTCCACTTCCGTATGAACGCCACGGAACTTGCAAAAATTCTTACCCAAAAGAACTGCACATATCAACTTCCAAAATTCATCACCCTCCGGGAGAAATTTTGTCATATACCTGTACATTGCAAATTCACAGATCCTCATGAGTTCGGCATCGAACAAAGATTCAAAGGATGTGTAATCCGTTGCCAGATAAACACTACCAGGAGAATACAACATTCGACTCACGTAATCTGCGCGTTCATTAACAGGAACATGCTTAATGAACGCTGGGTGCTTGTAAACTTCAGTCTCTATCAACTTGAATATAGGCCCGACACTAATTTTAAACTCATCAGATCGAGAGTTTATGGGTCTTGCATGCTTGAACGTCGGATAAACTTCAGCTTTTACAAACGACTTGCAGCCCCAATAACGTTTCCTATTGTCTAAATCCCAGATTGACCCCAAATTGGCTTTACAACGAGACAATTCGTCCTTACGCCACTTTGGGTAATTCGTTCCGTCAATCCACGAATGGAAACTTGTATCAGAGTTACAAGGGAGAGGTGTAAGATTTTCCCTACACCATTTCCTAACAAATCTCGAAAACTTCCTCCTTAGTTTTCTGTTAGGTGCGGGAGGCTTATTTAAAAATCTACTGCGGGCACCGGCTGCGCACGTTACTGGATCATTGAGACAGGGATGGGGACAAGCCACACCGAAGACATGACAACCAAGGGAAACCAACACTGGAGTACGTTTGAGGGGATTAGCCTCACCCGTAACAACACAAATAGCATTCTCCTTGATCTCTTCAATCTTCTTAAGGACTACCTCGCCATACCTATACCCATAGCAATAAACGCGCCCTCCAAACAGCCGGGTGGCATTTAAAAATGCCCAAAATATCCCATTAGGGACTTATTCCTAAGAAAAATCCCCATGCCAACCGCAACGGTATTGTTAACCACATCTTCAGTTAACCCCGAATATCGATGCAAATTTATAGTCCGGAGTCCGCTAGCATGTTCACGCATCCTAGCTTCGGCCACATCCTCGCCATTCCGGCTACTCATGGTCCTAGAGTCAGAGACTATTTGGCTTAGCAACTCAGCAGATATAGAACGAACAGACCTAACCACAGGGAAACACAACCAGTATCTTGTGTAATCCACAAGAACATAATTAGGATTGTGTTTTAATTCTGAACAAATCATGTGGTCAGGCCGGCCATCCGCAGATTCGTAATTCAATGATTTCTTGAATACGAATCTATGCTTCCAATACAATTTCAATCCAAAAATGTATGGGCAAGTCCTCGTGGAATAGCATCCTATAAGATACACAACATAATTCACAATTGCTGCGTAACATAACCAACTATAATACCTAGTGATATGCTTTGTTACAGTCCACGGTAAGTTCAAAACATAGTTCATGCACACATCAGTTTCTTCATATTGTTCGGAACGATACAGATCATATTTACAAGACTGCATCATGAAGAAAGCCACAACCACCTGAAACCCAATTATAATGGCGGTTTTTAAAATTGTGGGCATGAACCATTTGAACAAATGGGGCAGAGTACTTGCTCCCATTTCTGTATGATATGACACGTCAAGCTCCGATGTCATATAGTCGGCAATAAAATCATTGCCGGCCCGAAATTTATCATTTTCGCTTTGTAAACGGGTCTTCTCTCCCTCCAATGCTTTATTCGCAGCAGTCAAGTCGGAACACTGTGTCTTTAAATCTAGCGAATCCTTACGACATTGAAAAGCGGCATCATTATTGCCAGCCTGTTGCGATAAAGCATCTATAAGTGCATCCTGAAGAGCATTCACTTTGCCCTTTCGGACATAAGTGGATTTGCCTTTCTTTAACCCGTTTCTTTTTGGAGCACATTTGGATGAAGAGGACACTTCTTTTCCCTTATCCCTCTTGCCAGAAGCTAAATCAAGAGTAGAACGCCCCCTTGGACGATTCACCTTAGGTTCCCGTTCGCCACCTGACCTGCTGCCAAACCTGCGTTCGTTACTCGCAGATTTAGCGGTAGATCGGTTTTGATCAGCCGAAACCACCGGAAGGGTTACTGACCCATCCGGTCCCAGTTGGTTATCCCGGGTACCACCGACCGGTAAATCGGTGGTAAGATGTAGTTTGCATGAATCC